TACATACTCATCAGATTTAAAACTGGAACTCATGGCTACTGGTGAAAACGCTGGTACATGGGGAACAAAAACAAATAATAATTTAAATTTAGTACAACAAGCTATCGGTGGTTTTGAACAAGTAACAGTTGGTGACGGAGCAACAGTTGCACTAGCAATGACCGATGGTACAGTATCAAACGCAAGAAATATGGTTGTAAAAGTGGCTACTGTAACTCTATCAGGAGCCACTGTTTTAACAGTGCCTGACAGTATTGAAAAAATGTATATTTTTGATGTGACAGGCGTAACCAACCCGACAAACTTAACTATAAAAACAGCAAGTGGATCTGGTTTTTCTCCAGACCAACAAAAAATATATTTTGCATATGCAGATGGGACTAATATTGTTGAAGTTTCATTAGACAGTTTGGGTGGTGCGGTAGGTACAGCAAGTTTACCAACAGTACCAGTTACAAAAGGTGGAACAGGTTTAACATCTGCTGGTTCCGCAAATCAAGCATTAAAAATGAATAGTGGGGGTAGTGCTTTAGAGTTTGGCACATTAGCAATAGCTGGTGGTGGAACTGGTGCAACAACTTTAGCTGGTGCTAATATTGTAGCGTCAAATGCAAATACAACTTTTACAAAAGCTTTAAGGGGTAGCACACAAACCGCTGGTTCTCAAACTGGTAGTGTTACTTTAGATTTTGACACTTATCAAAACTTTGTTTTAACAGCAACAGGTAATGTTACTTTAGCCAATCCTTCTACTGAGTCAGTAGGACAATCAGGTATTATAGTATTTATTCAAGATGGTACTGGCAGTCGTACATTAAGTTTAGGAACAGATTACGAAACGGCAGGTGGTGCTGGTTTAACTATATCAACAGCTGCAAATGCAGTCGATGTCATACCGTATTTTGTTAAGGCTGCTGGGTCAATACAACTAGGAGCACCACAACTTGCATTTGCATAGGAGACATTACTAATGCCAGTACAAGGTGAATTTTTTCAAAATCCAGGAAGTAGTGGTGGTTTTTATGACTATCAGGTCGAGCAGTCTGTTAGATTTGACAATGCTTCTTCTTCAAGATTATATAGAACAGCAGGAACACCTACTAATGTAGATAAATATACTTTTTCTACTTGGATAAAACTTTGTGATGGAGATAGTTCTGCTTCACAAAGATTTATTTATCAAGGACAATCAGCAGGAAATACTTATGAAGGTCTTTATCATAGTCCCACTAATGATGCCCAAATTAGATTTCAACTTCAAAATGGTGGAACAAGTTTTGAAACTTGGAGTAATAAAGCTTATAGAGATACAAGTGGTTTTAATCATATAATGTTGGTCTACGATTCAGGAAATTCAACTGCAGCAGACAGGCAACAACTATACCATAATGGAGTTAGAGTAACACTAGACCAAAGTAGATATAGTAGTGAAATGTTACAAAATAGAGATGGTGTTATGAATACTTCAGGAGCAACGCAAAATATAGGTAATGGAGATACTTATGGTGGTAGTATAGATGCCTATTTTGCAGAAACTTTATTTTTTGATGGACAAACATATTCACCATCTGATGTAACAGAAACTAAAAATGGTGTTTTAATACCTAAAGACCCTAGTGGTTTAACATTTGGAGATAATGGTTTTCATCTTAAATATGAAAATGCAAGTGACCTCGGAAATGACAGCTCGGGGAACAATAATGATTTTACGGCAAGTGGACTTGGTTCAGACCATCAAGTTCTTGATAGTCCAACATTTGGGAGTTAATTATGCCTAGTAGTGGAAATTTTAGCACAATGAATCCTTTACATAAGACAAGTACAGATGTTCAATACAGTAATGGAAATTTAACATTTAGTCCTAATAGTAGTTGGAGTACAACTACATTTACAAGAAATAATATGGTTATTCCAAAGGATAAAAAAATATATATGGAAGTACATTGTGATAATCAAAGTGGAGATTATCATATGTTTGGTGTATCAGCTATTCTTGCTATTCCAGAAGCTGCTCAATCTGGTAGCACAGGAACAGTTATGATATATAATGGTAGCACTAGAATTAATGGTACTCGTACAGATAATGTTGTAACTAATCCTTCTCAAGGTGATATAGTTGGAATTGCTATTGATGGTTCTAATAATAAAGTATGGTTTGCAATAAACAATACATGGCAACTTTCAGGTGACCCTTCTAATGGAACTAATGAACTTGGAACTGTTACTACAAATAGTACAGTAGGTACTGATATAACCTTTGCTTTTAATCAAAACTCAGCTTCAATATTAACAGCCAATTTTGGACAAGATTCAACATTTTCAGGACAAAAAACTGCAGGTGGTAATTCAGATGCCAATGGTTTTGGTGATTTTTATTATGCACCTCCAACAGGATTTCTTTGTCTGGCGAGTCCTAACTTATCCATATCAGATGACATAGACCCTGCACAGACTGATGATGATTATCCTAGTAAACAATTTGGTGTGGTTACTTATACTGGTAATGGTGGTGCTTCTCAAAGTATAAGCAATTTAGGCTTCACCCCTGACTTGTGCTGGCTCAAACAAAGAAGTGCTAGTGAATTATATTCAAATAATTTAATAGATAGCACTAGAGGTAGGTCAAAAACTCTTTATTCTTCACGAGCAGATGCAGAAGCAACATCAGCTTCAGATAGAGATTTTGGAACTTTTGATAGTGATGGTTTTACTGTTTTAGACGATTATAACACAAATATGAATCAAAGTTCTATAACAAATGTAGCATGGTGTTGGAGAGCTGGGGGAGGGGTAACCTCATCAAACACAGATGGTTCAATAACTACTACAGTACAAAGTTCTACTTCTGGAGGTTTTTCTATATCTAAATATACATCCAATGGTAGTGGACAAACTTTTGGACATGGATTAGGAGCAACACCAGATTGGTTTATAATTAAAAAAATAGATAACCAAGCTAGAAATTGGATGAGTTGGCATAAAGATGTATCTACAACTACAACTGGATACTTTAGATTTAATACAGATAACGCAGAAGAAAATGATACTCTTTGGAATAATACTGCTCCTACGAGTTCTGTTATATCTGTGCAAAAAGATACAACAGAAGTAAATAGTCCTTCAGGAGATAGTTATATTTGTTATGCGTGGAGAGGAATTGAAGGCTTTAGTAAATTTGGAAAATATACTGGAAATGGTAATGCTGATGGACCATTTGTTTATACAGGGTTCAGACCTCGTTTGATATTTGTGAAACTAAGAAATAGTGCAGGTGATTGGTGGATACAAGATACTGCAAGAAGTACATTTAATCCTTTAAGTAAATATATTGCTTGGAATAGGAATGATGCAGAAGCAACTGGTATTGATGTTGATTTTTTAAGTAATGGTTTTAAAATTCGTACTTCAAGTGGTGATTTTAATAGTAGTGGTGCTACTATTCTCTATGGAGCATGGGGTGATGTGCCGACAAAGTACGGAAATACATTTTGATAATTTTAGGAGGTGAAATAATATGTGGGCTTATATAAAGGATAACAAGATACAGGAACTTATTAGGTTTCCTAAACCAATGGTGATAGATGGTGTAAAGCATCCAAGACAAATCTTTACTGCATGGACTGCTGCGGAAAAAAAAGCTATAGGAATACTACCAGTAACTTCCGGTACTAAACTTGATGATAGGTTCTACATATCTAATAATGAAACCTATGCAATAGCAAGCGATGGTAACTCTGTAGTTGGAACAATAACAAAAGCAAAAAACAAATCACTTACAGATACGAATGAAGTTAATGAAGATGGATCTAAAATGCTTGATGAAAAAGGAAATCAAGTTGTAACTCCGGGGCTGCGAACTATAGCAAAACAAAAAGCAGATACAACAGCTTATAGTATGTTAAGTAGATTTAGTTGGTTAGTAGAAAGAAAGATTACAGCAGATGTTGCAATACCTTCTGAAGTGACAACCTTTATGAAGAGTGTCAGAGATGCACATAAATCAATATGCGATGCAATAGATGCGTGCAATTCAATGACTAAATTTATTGCAATTCATACTGATGAATATAATGAAGATGGATCTTTAAAGACGATTGCTAAAATACACGACTGGCCAGATGATTACGATGTTAAGAGCTACTACAGATGACTATTGAACCTATATTTATATGGAGTGGATTACTCTCAGTTATTATAGGGATGCTCTCTTATATGTTTACCATGTTGGTGCGAAAAGTTCAGGAGCTACAAGAACGACTGGTAAATACCAG